GCATTAGCTAGGTCTTCTGGTGCTTTACCAGATGCGGAGTTCTTGAAGCCAACCCTAACAGCTTTGACTCGTTCATCCATTGACTCCTTTAAATCAGATGTTGCATACAGACGTGACCAAGCCTTGACTGCTAATGATATTACTGAATTAGCTGGATTCGCAAATACGCAGGTGACTTTGGAACAACAGAGTATTGATAGACTTGATGCGCAACTAGAAGTAGCAAAACTTCAGATTGAATTAGCAAAAGCACAGTTAGACGCACTCCGAGGTGTTGATACCTCTGTGAAGGATTTAGGTCTCGCTCTAGCTGGCTTCCAAGGTGCAGTGTCTAACCTTACAAGTGCTCAATCTTCTGCTGGTTCTTATAGTTACGCAGCACCTTCCCCTTCCTCTGGCGGCGGAGGTGGAGGGGGTTATGGTGGAGGTGCTTCTTCAAGCCCGTCCGCTGAATATGAAAGTATAGCTGGGCAAGATAACAAGGATATTGTAGCTGGTTATCGCACTTACTACAACCGTAACCCAGACCCATCAGGGTATCAGGGCTTTGTTGAATCAAGACTTTCAGGTGATAAGTTGATGCAGTCTATTCTTGGTGCTTCAGCGGCAAACCCAGATGGGCAAGATTACAAAACAGCGTTGTCAAAAGGGTACGACCCAACGAATCCAACAATTAAGTTCTTGAAGTCCCTCCAAGCAAGTGCAGCCGTGCAATTTGAAGACTTCGGCTCTTTTGCTGTAGGTTCAAACTACATCCCGAATGATATGTTGGCACAAATCCACAAGGGTGAACGTATTCTCCCCGCAGCAGACAACGCTGAATTATTCTCTAGGTTAAACAATCCAGAGAGAAACGCAGAAGTGCTTGCTGCAGCGGTAGAACGATTAACAAGAGAGGTTGAAGGTTTGAGAATCGAACAAAGACAAACAGCATCAAATACAAAAGCAACTGAGAAATTATTGTCTAGGTTATCTAACGATGGTGAATCCCTGAATGTGACGGTGGCAACATGAGTCAAGCTAAGGTAATGCAACCATTGGTAGTGACCTCTGCTATGTTAGGTGCTTCTAGTTTATTTGAGACAGCACCGACATTGTATGCAGCAGGGACAACTTACGCTCTTGATGCTTACACTTCAGTAGCTGGTACTCTAGGTGAACTACTTATTTATAAATCCCTACAAGCAGGGAACATCGGAAATACTCCAGCAAGTTCTCCTACTTGGTGGGTGTACAGTAGTTCAACGTATGGAGTGTACAACGCAGGGACTTCCTATGTACTAGGGCATCGTGTTATTGATACAGTCTCTCGTACAGTAAAGGAGTCTTTGTTTGCTAGTAACTCAAACAACCCAGTTGACAACACTTCTAAGTGGAATTTTTCAGGGAAGATAAGTTACCCTTTAACCACTCCTCAGTTTGCAGCAGGGACAACCTATGTATTGGGTGCGCTTGTTATTGACAACGACTTCACGGCAGGTGACTCAGACCACATCGTGCAGTACCTGTATAAGTCCCTGCAAGCTAATAATCTCGGTAAACCCACAAGTACAAATCCTACTTGGTGGAGACAGATTGGAATTGTCTACCCACTATTTTCCTTGTATGCAACCTATGCGTTGGGTGAACGTGTCACGGATAGCCTAGGCAGTGTTTATGAGTGCAATGCAGCAGGGACAATTGGTAAACCATTAGCAGGGCAAGTAGCTTGGCTAGAGATAGCTCCTAGCAACAACATTGCTATGTTCGACACACAGACAGCTACTAAATCACTCGCCAACAAGGAGATATCTTTCACCGTTAATAGTGGTATTATTGACACAGTGGGTATGGTAGGCTTAGATGCTGACATGGCGGTAGTTACTTTACGAGATGGAGTAGCTGGTGCTATTGTGTTTACCAAGACCATAGGTCTGACAGGAGGTAATCCTACTAATGCGTGGGACTATTACTTCTCTGAACCAACGCTGAGACGGACACAGCTTGTAGTTGATGGTATCCCCCCTTATGTGAACTCTTACGTTACTATAACCCTCACAGGCAACGCCGCGATTGGAGTAGGTAATGTTTTCCTTGGGAAGAACAAAGACATTGGATTAGCTGAGTACGGTTTGACATCAGGAATGCTTGATTTCTCAGTCAAAACTACTGATGCTTTTGGTGCAACTACCTTTGTCAAACGAGGCTTCAAAAAGAAGGTCAATGTTAGAACATTCGTGGATAACACTGCACTTAACTTATTGCAGAACTTGTTATACACCTTACGCGCTGAACCTTGCTTATGGCAATTTTCAGATGACCCTGATTTAAGCGAAGCAACTGTTCTATATGGGTTCTACAAGGACTTCAGCACGGACATTTCCTACCCCACGACCTCTTATGTAAATATCGAAATTGAAGGATTAATTTAATGGCAACACCCTATCTAGGTAATGTACCTAACCGAAGTACAGGAGCAGCAACCTTTAGCGCTGACACGGACTATTATCACTCATGGCTCTCTGGTGCGATTGCGTCATGGAACATAGACATTGCCGCACTTAACACTAATGATACGAGAGACACTAGTGCAACAAGTGTATTGCTTGGCACAGGGAGTAAATCTTTCACTGTTAGTTCTGGTAAATCGTTTGTAGGGGGTATGTATTTAATCATTGCTGATACAGCAGCCCCTAGTACCAACTCTATGTTTTGCCAAGTCACAAGCTACTCTGGTACAGCCTTAGTTGTCAATGTTATTGCTGCGTTAGGTAGTGGTACAAAGACAGCATGGACGATCTCATTGACTGCAGCAGGTGGCGCAGGGCGTGGCGCGAACAACGATATCACCTCCTTAGGGGGATTGACCACAGCATTGTCAATTACCCAAGGAGGAACAGCAGCAACCACAGCCGCAGGCGCACGGGCTGCACTAGGGGTTGAACTGGAGGCAGGTGCAGTAATGCCCTATGCCCGTAATACTGCACCCTCTGGCTGGCTCAAAGCCAACGGTGCGCTGATTTCCCGTACTACTTATGCCACACTGTTTGCAGCGATTGGCACAACTTTTGGCGCAGGTGATGGCAGCACAACTTTTGCTGTACCTGATCTACGAGGTGAGTTTTTACGTGGATGGGATGACGGTCGTGGTATTGATACGGGGCGCGTTTTTGGCTCTGCACAAACTGATGATTTTAAGGCTCACGCACATAACTGGAATGTTACCTACGCAACAAGTGGTGCAGCAGGTGGTGCAGTCAACGTCATTGTTGGAGGTACAACTGCTGGTACTACTAACACTGGGGGCACGGAAACTCGTCCACGCAACATCGCATTACTAGTCTGCATCAAATATTAGGGAATAACGCATGAATATTTATCACTTTCACCCCACAACTGGTGTTTACCTCGGTCAAGGCGGGGCTGATACCGACCCACTTGATACCGGCAACTGGTTATACCCTGCTAACTCAACACTGACACCTCCGCCTACCGTGGGAGGAGGTTTTGTCACTAAGTTTGAAAATGGCGCATGGCAGACGGCAGCCCTGCCAGCACCAGAGCCTGTACCTGTTCCACCTACACCTGCTGAAATTAAAGTTGCCAACCTCAAAAAAATTGATGCTAATGTTGACTTGCTTTATGCTCTGGCTATTGGCAACCGCGCTACTGAGTACAGTGAAGCAGAGGTACAGGCAACCTCTTATAAAAACACAGGTTACAGTGGCACTACTCCCCCCTATGTCGCTAGTTGGTTAAGTTACAATACTAAAGGCTTGACCACTGCACAGCAAGCAGCAGATGATATTCTAACTCAAGCTAGTACATGGAGAAGTGCATCATCAGCGATAAGGTCAAACAGACTCGCAGCGAAAAAAAACCTAGCCAATGATGTACCTACCGCGATGGCACAGTGGGAAGGTTTTGTCACTGCTATCCGTGGACAGCTTGGTCTATGAAATTAGGACTGAAACGAGGTGATACTACATTCTCATCTTTTAATCGTTATTTACTTAAAACACAGTGGTCACATTCGGCAATTGAAGTGCAAGGCAGGTTGTACGAGTCCACAGCATTAAAAGGTGAACACGATAAAGCAGGTGTTCGTGATTACGAACTTACACCTGACATTGCAAGTCAGTTCGCTTGGATTGACCTAGGCACTGAAGGTGATGAAGCTGCATTAGCAGCTTACGAACTTATCCGTGGACATGGCTATGACTTCTTCAGTCTTATCTCGTTCCCAATCCCTGTTTTAGCAAGAGACTCCAAACGTGAGTACTGCCACGAGTTAAGCGCACTACTGATGGGTATTGACCACAAAGGATACAAAACTCCAGAACTACTTCTGTACCACGCTGTACTTATACTGCAAAGGGCTTATCATGCAAGAAACCCTGCTTGAAAAATACCTAAACCGAAGGTATGTTCAAACTTCTGTTGTTATTGTTCTGTCATTCATCTCCCTCTGGACGGTGAAATTAGACTCTAGTGCGCTTGTGGCACTTGTAGTAGGCGCTCTTGGCGTGTTCTCTGCTTCCGAATACGCTGACAAGAAATTGACAAAGGAATAATATGCGACCAATTACAATTAAACCAAAGAAGAAAAATGAATGATTTTATCAGTGAACCATCTGGACTTAAATTTACAATCGGGGGGTTTCTGACTTGGTTTACAAGTATGCTACAAGGCGCAGACCTTACACAGGTTATAGGCTTTGCAGCTTTAGTAATTGGACTTGCGATTCAATTGGTTTCATTTTACAGGAACAGTAAATCAAATAAACGTGAACAACAGGCAGATGATAGAGCTAGGGTTCAATATGACTTGCAAATGAGGGTTCTTGCAAAAGAACTTCAGGAAATAGAACAGAGGTTAGAGCATGGCAAGTCTAGGTAGACAACCCCTTAGCGTATTACTCATTACAACAATCCTTGCGGGTTCTGTAATGGTGTACGAGGCATTTGCACCTAACGCCATGATTCCCATTAAAGATGATGTTCCTACCCTTGGCTACGGTACAACAGTTCATCCTAATGGTGTTCCTGTTAAGATGGGTGAAACCATCACTAGGCAGAAGGCTTCTGAGTATTTACAGCACGATTTAGATAAATTCAAGCAAGGGATGGCGAAGTGCGTAACTGCACCTTTGCACACATACGAGTTCAATGCCTATATGTCCCTTGTGTACAATATCGGCTCTGGTGCATTCTGTGCATCAAGTATCCCTTTTAAGTTAAACCAAGGGGATTACTTAGCAGCTTGCAATACTATCCTCCAATTTAATAAAGTTAAGGACTTATCTAAACCTAAAGTGCGTAACGCAAAGACAGGTAAGATGCAGTTCCAGTACAAAATAATTAGGGGTCTTGATAACAGACGCAAGGCTGAACACAAGACTTGCGTAGGAGGCTCTGTAAATGCTTAATCCCTTAAATGGTATGTACGGGTCACTTATTAAACTTGGGCTTGTGGTGGCACTCCTAGCGTCCTTGTACGGCACTTATAAATATAAAGTCCATGAAGCCATAACTAAAGCAGAGCATGTGGTTGAGTTAAGACACAAGGACGAGACTCTTGCTGCTAATGAAGTTCTTTTCACCAAGAAAAGAGCAGCAGAAAAAGAACTTGAAAAGGACTTTAATAAACGTCAAGGAGAATACAATGAAAAAATTAAGAATCTTACTCTTTCTAGGGATAATCTTTTTGCAAGCCTGCAATCTCGCCCCCCGCGTCCAATCAGCGACAGCGGTAACAGTGCAAGTCCCCGAACAGAAGCGATTACCACAAACAGTACTGGAGCGGGATTATATCTTGGAGATGCGGAATTTCTTGCAAGGTTCGCTACCGACACAGAAACCCTAAAACTAGGTTTACTTCAATGCTACTCTGACTATAATTCAGTCAAAGAAGCAGTAGAATCTTTCAATAAAAAATAGACAAAATAAAACCCCCAAGGACTTAACATCCAAGGGGGCTTTTTTACGTCTTGATTTTAGTTCGCTAGGAAATCAAGGATAACACTAGCAGGTACTTCGCCCTCATGCCGTTCTGTTTCTTCTGTGTCAGCGAACAACAAAACCGTAGGGCTTGCTTTGATTCTGTAGAAGGTACTAATATCAGGTTGGTCTTGGATATACACCACTTGTAGTTGCTCTTGGTCTATAAAAGACTTGTGCAGTTCCTCAACTAAAGCCTTTGATATTTTGCACTGTCTTGTCCTGAAAATCGTCACTATTTTATCTTGCATATTTACTCCTTGTTTTATTGACACGCTACGCACTCCCCATCTGCCGACTGAACACCCGCTTGTGTGTAGATATAGTACAGCCCTAGAATATCCTCATTACTGAAAGCTTCTTGGTGAACCTCTGCAATCCACTCTGGTTTAGCTTCTGCTGAGAAAAACAGATTCAGTGATTGCCATTGGTCAATGTGTTTACCCCTTGTTGCCGCAAGTCGTAGAACAGACTTCATGTTAATCTCAAAACCAGTTTTAAACACATCCTTCTCTTCTTGTGTTAACCAGTCTACGTGTTGTACACTCCCACGTTTATCAGTAATCTCCTTGACCTTGTGTGAACTGTATATGCCCTTACGTTTCATCAATTCAAGTAGCACAGGATTCAACCTATCTACTTCCCCTGCTGCTGTCAACTGCGTGAAACTCATAGCAGGGTCTGGATTAATACCCTCTGAAATTCCACCCATAATAAGTGCTGTAGATTTTGTTGGAGCTACAGCGATACGGTGCGTATTACGAAGTCCAAGCCCTTTACACCACAACGGCTCACCTAGTTCAACCGCTAGTAGTTTCGACGCTACTAATGATTCCTTATTAATATGGCTTGCAATATCTAGGTTAATCATGTGAGCTTCAAAGTTCTCAAAAGGAATCATTTTTTGCTGAAGGTAGGTATGGAAACCACACTGCCCTAAACCTAAACTCCGTCCTTTTTCCGTGTACCGTACAGCCTTCTCTAAGCCTGAAATATCCTTAGCACGTTCAATAAACTCCGATGCAACGCAGTCTAAGAAGATTGTCGCCCACTGAACAGCATCTGTGTCTTTCCACTCATCGTACTTAGCAACATTCATAGAAGACAGTACACAGGTAAATGTGTGCTCTTGGTCACAGAATAGTGTTATTTCAGAGCATAACTGACTTGCCACAACTTCTAAATTATTCTTGATATAGCTCTCAGGACGTTTACGGTTAATCTTATCCATGAACATGAAGTAGCCCTTACCTGTCAGCATTTTTAACTTCATTGCTTTTTGGAATCTACGAAGAGATTCTTCGTCGCCATCGTCTAACTTCTTGATAAAAGCATCCTTGATAATCCAGCCAATGTTTGCGTCATCAGGCTCTGATTCAACAAAGTCAGCAATCTCATCAAAGGTGTCGTGGTCAATTTCAATATAACCAGCCCATGCGCCTCGTCGCGCAGTCCCCTGAGCAACGTCACGCATATCTTGGATATGCCCTTTAAGCACAGGTAACACTCCAGAAGCTTTACCTCCCTTACTGATGTTCGCACCACGAGGGCGTATCGCCCCTAAGTAACTCGCTGTACCAAAGCCATGCTTGGTTAGAATAGCTACTTCACGGCGGTTACTATAGAAGCCGTCAATACTGTCATCTACAAATGTACCAGAGCAGCTTACAGGTAGTCCACGGTTTGTACCCATGTTGGCAAGCACAGGTGTAGAGGGGGATAACCAACCATTCCAAAGTAATTTGAAAAATCTTTGCTCTGCATCATCTTCAAAAACCGTACCTTTCAAATGCTTGGCAGCGGTTTTGGCAATACGAGTGAACTGACCTTTCACAGCCTCATCAGTTTCGTAAAGGTATTTATCCTTGAATAATTGCCAGCCTGCAGTTGTGTACCACTCTGGAACAAGCCCTTGCTCTTGCAAATGCTTTCGTTCTTCACTCAGTTTTCTGTATAAATTATCTGTCATTCTTTTTCCTTATTTGTAGTCCACACGAAACCGTGTTCATCCCACTCCCTGCTGTACTCTCTGCCCTGCCCTGAGAAGAAATCATTCATTTGATAACTGTTAATACCCTTGTAGAACCAAGCACTAATTGGGTCATACTTAACATCGAACTCTTTAGCGAAACCTAGCTCTTTTAGGCATTCATTAAGCCTTGACATTGTGAAGTTTTCAAGTTGGTGTGCTGTTGTCCCTTCAATCTTCCCTTTTGCAAAAGTTAAAGCAATGATCTGTTTCTCGTGTTCAAGTAGTATATTAGCTGTCCGGCGCAGTAGCACTTCAACCTCTTTTAAATCCTCTGCCGATACTTTATCTTGTTGAACCTTATGTCTAAAACACCAAGCCCCTGCCATTGAGTGTAGATTTTCATCTCTTACACTGAAATTAATACCTCGTACTGTACTCATTAGCTTATTCTTACCTTCGGATTGGAAATGTTTCAAGAAGGCAAAGTTACTATACAGGATAGCACCCTCAACCATAGAGAATGCACCAAGGGAAACAAGATCGTTAGGGTGATTGATAATTTCACCAATGTGTTTAATACGTTCATTTAAAACAGCGTCATTCATATAAGACAAATAGAACTCTGGATTATCAATATGTAATAACTCATTAATCTTTTTATAGAATGGCGCATGGACAGCTAGTTCAACCATTGAAAAAACAGAAGCCATACGGTGAAACTCCGCACCAGTAAACATTTTCTTAAAACGTCCACCCCAATACTCATCACCAGCGTGAGTCTCATAAAGACTGAAAAGTTTTAGGGTTGTAATAACCGCTTCTTTTTCTGCCTCAGAGAAATTAACTAATACGTCTTGAATGTCTTTTTCTACTTTAATTTCATCTGGAAACCACATGATTTTAAGTTGTGTCTTTGCAAACTCGATAGGCTCTTGAAACTCATCAATTGGAATTAAATGCTGTGCTAGACCTTCACTCATTCAGTCATCCCTTTTCCCCGATAGATATCATTCAACAACTTTGAACCGCTCGCTTTGTCCTTAGCCTCACGAGATGCGTAGCCTGATGAAATCCACTCGGGGTCTGTACGCTCCCGACCAACATAACGTGTACACTGCACAACCTTGTTCATTCGTGTAGTGTGAATCACATCATCTTGTACTTCCCACATTGAAGTAACATCCATACCAAATTCATAAAGAACATCTTGAAATTCCTTAGTGTTTGTTGTTGTCCAGTCATATGTGAAATCAGGTTTTACAACTGCGATGTCTGCTGCTGAGACAATACTCAGCGCGATAATTTTATTATTCATTTATTCTCCTCGAGGGCTTATTACTGTAACGGGTATCTATTATAGCATGGATTATCTAGTTATTCAAGTTGAGAGTTAATAGAGTAACTAAATATTTCACTAATAACTTCCGCAACTTTCAAAGCTAGTACTCTATGTTCTTTTTGTGTACCAATATCTTCTCGCACTTGAATATAGTGAATCCATGAACGTAAAGAGCCTTGAGCATACAAACGAGACATAGTATTACCCTCTGGCAGTACAACCCTAGCTTGCTCTTTTGCAATACCGTTAGTTACCGCCCAAGTATAAGCCTCTTTAGCCTTATGGATAATCTCCTGTTGTTTCTCAGACCACATGTCTTGAAGCTCTTTATCGTCTACTTCCACACTATTCTGACGGTTCTTTGTATCCTGTAGACGCGCTTCACGTAGCACGAACTCCATGTCCGTAGTTGGATTCGCATATCGTTGCGAGAATTCCTGAAATGCGAATGAACGGTGACGTAACAGTTGACGAGCAATATCACGAGGGCATTCAATCTCTAGTGTAGCACTCACCATTTCCAATGGACTCCAGTGCTTGTTCTTAATCAAGTAGTTAATTAACTTATCTGCTGTTTCATTGTTGAGTTGGTTACTTGGGTTTGAAACTCTTGCACAGTAGGCGATAAAATCTTTTGTGTCATCAAATAATCCCTCGAACTCGCCTACAGGTTTGGTGTAACCTAATACTTTTGCTTTAATAAAATTCAAATACGTTCTCCTTTATAAATACGAGTAACTACTTTACCCATCCCCTGTAGTAATTCACTTTCAAGCACATAGGCTAGAAGTATTAGTACCCATACAAACGGTAGGCTCACAATGCTAACACAGATATACAAGATTAGCGTAATGTATTTAAGCCTATGCGAAGTTAACCAGTTTAATGCACTCCAGTATTTATCCATTATTCTTTACCTTTCAATTTAGGGTTTAACATAAATTCCAACAAGAATAAAGCGTTTGCAACCACAGCAGCCATGTGCGTATTCTCTGGATTAATGTTGTCTGTATCGTAAATCTCTCCCTTGCGGTGAGCCTCTAAATGGCGATATAACGCATCAAGATATCTTTCCTGTGCGTTGGAAACCTTTACCCAATTATTACGCTCAGGGTACTTCTTCAAGCCGTCTGTGAGGTTCTGTGCGACAGCTTCTAACGCATAAGGTGGAATCAATGAATACTGAAGCTTATTGTCGTCGTATTTTACGCCTTGTACTCTTTCTCGCAGTTCATCTACAAACTCTGGATTTGAAGAATAAACACTAACACCTTGAGTTACTGTAAGCGGAGAAGGAGGCACAGGTGGACGTGAACTAGGTGCAGGGGGGTTTACGTTACTGTAACTCTTTTCATCTTTAAGGAGTTTGAATACATAATAATTACCGCAAGAGTCGTTAGCTAGTTTAGTACACAATTCACCTTCACTCGTCTCAGTACCAATACACCCATCACAACTGTCGTAAACGCTGTTGACATATTTAACGTACTTCTTCCCTTCTACAACCTTAAAACCATTATCCTCTAGCATCATAATTCTCCTTCACTTCTTCTGTAATAAAAACAGCTAAATCATTAGATACAAAATCCATTGGTTTACATACTTTACCCGAAGCCTTATTCCGAATCACATAGCAATTATGTTCTTCATTGAACTTAGCCTCTGCGTGAATACCTTTTTCAAGCTGAAGTTTCTCTACAGTCTGGTGTGCAATAGCTGGACTTGGTGAATACTTGCTTAGATTATTCATTGCAGTGTTGATACTAGCTTCACCAACATCTACGCCTAGAGTTTCTAACTTCTGCAGCATACCAAACACTGTAATGATTACGTCTAGACAATCATCCAGAAGAGGCGCAAGCATTCGTACCTCAAGACCTGGTTTCATAGTGGTATAATCTCCGAACGTATCAACCATTTCATTGAATTCTTCACGGATGTAGGTGCATTGTTCTAAGGATGCTTTTTCACTGACCTCTTTGGTTACTCCGCTGATATTGTTGAACCGCTTGGTTAAATCATATAACTGCTGAAATTTATTATTCATACTTCGATTAACTCATCTTCTTTACTTATTAAGTCTACACTGGTTACATTGTTACTCAGCACCACAGGTGTTACTGCTTTAACTTGTGATTTATGCATAAACAATCTCTCAGTCCGTACAACCCGATTCTTATCTTTAGTCGTAGATAAACCCATTCTGCTTTTCATCTCTTTTACACAGATAAAATCATCGGGGGCTTTATACTCAGATACAACAACTGTATTACCTTGACTTACCCATTCTCGCATTGTAGTCCAGAATAGGTCAGTATCAAAACCATCGAATGCACCGTACTGTGTAGTATCAGCGTAGGGCGGGTCACAGTAGACTAGCATATCCTCTGGTACGTGTTCGTTGTATAAGCCTTGAACAAAGGTGACATCCTCTATAGCGGGGAGTTGTTTCATTAAGCTTCTATAACTTGTGGCTGCATAGCACACCTTGTCTGTTGAACGTGCATAACCACCATTCCACTTACCTGCGAAGCTACATCCAAAACCAACAAAGGCGGTTAATGGGTCAGTGGTGTCTCCTGCTTTGACAACTAGCTTGTACTCATCTTCACTGACAAACTCAGGAGGAATCCAACCCTCTTGTAGTGCCTTGTACATACTGACCAGTGCCTTGTTACCATCAGAGGCAATTCGTTCTCCCTTCATCTCCTGAAGAATCCAACCTCCGCCTGTAAAGGGTTCAAAATAAACTTGGTTGTGTTTTCTAACACTCTCAAGAAATGTTGATACTTCTTTTCGTATCTTTGATTTACCACCTAAATACTGCATCTATTCTTTCTCCTTTTCATTAATTAATTCACTTATTCGCAATTCATCATTGGGGTAAATCTGCTCACAATCAGATTTTAGCACAGTGTTCCGATATCCATCTTTATCTCTCACCCAATAACAATCAAAATTTTCACTATAAAAGTTAAAGGTATTTCCGATTTCATTGTTGTACCAGTACATCCAGTCCTTGCACTTTAGTATCTTAATAGAACCTAGAGTATTATCTAACCCTGTTTGTAGTTTAATCATTTATTCTCCTTGTAATTCATAAAACAAATCCACATCTGATTTAAACGCAATACGTACATCCTTATTTAATTTACTCTCTTCCAGTCCAGC